GTGGTACTTTATAGAGATAAACTACCAAAATTTAATAATGGCAAAACAGAAGAACAAAAGGGAAAAATGATATTTAACTGGTTTGAATGGAAAAGAGATAATTCTAAGTTATATCCTAAAATACATCCAACACAGAAGCCAATAAGTTTATTAAAACGATTAATAGAAATATTTACAGATGAAGGGGATGTAGTAATAGATCCAGTTGCACGGAAGTGCTTCAACTTTAAGAGCTTGTGCAGAAACAAAAAGAAATGGTTATGGATTTGAAATAAAAAAGGACTTTTATAATCAAGCAAAAGAAAAAATGATAAGTGAGGACATTTTGAATGGAATAATGGAAGATGGACAAGTTACATTTGAAGCACTTATGTAAGGAGGTAAGAGATGATAGAAGTAAACGAATATGTAAGAACAAAAGATGGAATATCAAAAGTTATAGAAAATGTAGACAAATATGTAACAGAAAAACAAATATGTGTTGATTTTATAAGTGGAATGTATCATCAGGTGATATCCAAACACAATGTAGCAAAACACAGTAAACAACTAATAGACTTAATAGAAGTTGGAGACTATGTAAACGGGATAAAAGTATTAGACATACATATACCACGAGATATATGGGAACCAATAGAAATAAGAGTTGATAGCAGATATACAAATTTTATTTTAGCAGAAGACATAAAAACAATACTAACAAAAGAAATTTATATGGCTAATTGCTATAAAGTAGGAGGAGAAGAATAATGAGTCATTTTACAGTAGCAGTTATAACTGCAAAAAAAGAAAAATTAGAAGAAATGTTAGCGCCTTATGATGAAGAGTTAGAAGTAGAACCATATATAGAGAGAACAAAAAAAGAAATAATTGAAAAAGCAAGAAAATGGAAAGAAGATTTTTTAAAAGAACAAAAAGAAGGAAAAAAATTAAGTGGTTGGGAATTGAAATATATAAATGCCCAAAAAGATGAAGAATTATACCAAGCAGAAATAGATGAATATGAACAATATGATGAAGAACGGAAATGAATTAAGTACATATAATCCTGATTCAAAATGGGATTGGTATTCAGTAGGTGGAAGATGGAGAAATTTATTGCTAACTAAAGAAGATAATGAAGATGTAATATCAGAAACTAGCTTAGAAGATTTAATAAACCAAGGAAAAAATTTAAGAAAAGAATCTCCAATAGGATATAAATGGGTAGATGGTGCAAGAATAAAAGACATAGATTTTAAAAAAGCTATTGAGTTTCAAAATACATATAACAAAGCAATTAGATTTTGGGAAACTTATGTAGAAGGACAAGAAACAATAACTGAAGAAGAAAAAGAAAATATTAAATTTGAGCTATATAAAAAGGAATATTACATAGAAAGATATAAAACAAAGGAAAATTATGTGGAGGTGCAAAGCACATTTTCTTGTTGGGCATTATTAGATGAAACAGGTTGGCATGAAAAAGGAAAAATGGGCTGGTGGGCTATGAGCGATAGTACAAAAGATAGTGAACAACTATTCTTAGAAAAATTCACAGAAACAATTAATAAACCAGAAAATCAAGATAAATACTTAATTATAGTAGATTGCCATATATAAAAGTAGGAGGAGAAGAAGATGAGTGATTATGTAAGAAAAAAATGTGTAAGGTTTAAAATACCTCAAAATATAATAGACAAATTAAAAAAGGAAGATGAATGGTTAGAGGATTTATTACTAAAAGAATACAATGTTAAAGAAAATTATCATACTAAAAATGATTTTACAATTAATAGTGGATTGAATTATGAAAATGATGAATATGACTATTTCTTAGATTATCAATTAGATTATGAATATGGAGCAAGTGGAGATTTTGAAAATGTAAGATTATTAACAGATACAGAATTTGAAAAGTATTCAAGAATGTTTGCAAAATATTTTAATGAAATAGGTAGAGATGAATTAAGATTAGTTCATTATTCTTACTATAATGGTTGTGATGAATCAAGTATATATGAATTAGGAGAAATTTAGGAGGAGAATAGATAAATGTATTATTGTTTATTTGAACAAAGCGGAACATTTAAAAACGAATTTAAAAAACTCGGTTATGAAGCAATAGATTATGACATACAAAATGAATTTAATGAGACAGATGTAGTAATAGATTTATTCAAAGAAATAGAAAAAGCATATAACAAAGAAGAAAGTATATTTGATAACATAACTGAAAAAGATACAGCACTAGCATTTTTTCCATGTGTGCGTTTTGAAGACCAAATTCAAATGGCTTTTAGAGGTACACAATATCAATTAAAGAAATGTACAGACGAACAAAAGTTAGAATATGATTTAAAACTACATAAAGAATTAGATTTAATGTATGAAACAATAACAAAATTAGCAATAGTGTGTATTAGAAAGAATATACCGCTAATAATAGAGAATCCGTATTCAACAACACATTATTTAACAAAGTATTGGGCTATACCAAGTAAGATTATAGATAAAGATAGAACTTTGCGTGGAGATTACTACAAAAAGCCAACACAATACTGGTTTATAAATTGTGAGCCACAACACAACATGATTTTAGAGGCATATGCTTGGAATCAAAAGAAAATTATAAATAATACAAGTAGTAAAACAGAAAGAAGTTTAATATCAAAAGAATATGCAAACAGATTTATAAGAGAATTTATAATTGCTGGAGAGGAGTAAATAAGATATGAAAATAAGAGATTTAAAAATAACAAGCAAGATGGCTGATAAACATAAAAAGACAATGAATGCTTTGTATATTATTACTTACATATTATTATTTCCATTTGTAATATTAGATTATTTGTCAGATTTTTTAGAATGGCTATGCAATAAAATGTCATGGTTTAGAACTGATATTGTATATACAACATTTAAAATTATATACAAGAAAGAAATTATAGCAGATATGCGAAAGAGAGGCGTTTTAAGTGAAAGAAAATAGTATAAGCTATAAAACGGCAAAACGAGAAACAGAAAGATTGATTGTAGAATTAGAAGAACGTGCAATAACACACAGAGCGTTTACTGCAGAGTGTTTAAAAAGAGTATTAAAAGAGAATGAAATATATAAGAAAAATTCTGAAATTATGTCAAAAGAAAATTTAAGTACAGCAGAACAATTAAAGGTAGAAATAAAAGAAAATTTTAGGTTGAAAAATCAATTAGAAAATAATCGAAAAGAATATCAAGAAACATATAAAGATGTTAGAGAAGAACTGAAAGAGCTGAAAAAAGAGAATGAAGAATTATTACAAGAAAAAATAAACAATCAAAAAATAATAGTATTAGCACAAAATGATATGCTTAACTATCAAGCAGGCTTTGAAGATGGTAAAAATGGAAGAACAAGTGCTGTTCAAAGTATAATTGAAAATCAACAATATTATATTTTTCAAAAGCAAATTGAAAAATATGAAAGACATATAGAAAAACAACAAAAAGAGAATGAAGAATTAAAAGAATATATAGCAACAGCACCAAATTTAGATGAAATGACAGCAACTAAATTTAGAAATATTCAACAAGATGCTTATATACAAGGGAGAGCAGAAGAGCAACAAAAAGCAGAACAAATAATTTATGAAAATTATATACCAAAACAAACAGTAAAAGACAAGATAGAAGGAATAGACGAAAGAATAAAACGTGAAGAAAATAAAAAAGTAGTAATATATTTACATAAACAAAAAAGAATTTTACAAGAACTACTAGAAGGGAGAGAATAAAATGGAATATAAAGGATTAGAAATAATGCAAATGATATCAAAAGGACAAATAGAAGATGGAACAAGATTTGATTTCGAAAACAATAATTTTAATGGAGAAGTAGAATATTACAATGGGACATTATATTGGATAAGATTTGATGAGAACTGGAAAGAAACAGGTAAGAAAAATCTTTTTGAAATGTTTAATATTCAAAGCACAATGGTAGCAGACTTTGAACCATTAAAAGATGAAATAGAAATAGATAATATAAAAGAATACAAACAAGAACATACAGAAAGATGTATAGATGTTGATATAAGAAATAAAATAAATGAATTAATACAAGCCATAAAACAAATAAATAAAGAAGTAAAAGAGGTGAAGGAGGAC